TTGTGCTGCCATAGTCTCAACTCCAGCACAAAAAGCCTCTTGCATGAGTAATGCCTTTTTTGACTTTCTGAACTCCTCTAGGTAAATTCTTTCTGATTTTGCCTTTGCGAATAATTTAGCGTTTTTAAGTAAAAAATCTACTGCTGCATTAGGGTTAATTTCTTCCATGTTTTCCTCAATTCAAAGAATTTTTGATTGTTGATAAGACTTCTTCTTTTTCTTTTAATACCAGCTCTACATTGGATTGCTGCACTTCCATTAATTCTAGGTATAAACCCTTATCTGCTTTTAAATCCTGATATAACTCCAGCAGCTCATCACCATTCTTAATAATCTGTCTTGGATGAATGTTGTATCCGCTTAAATCAATCGTCTTTTGGCAGCGATAGTCATAGACCAAAAGCGTGTTATTCATCAAACACTCATAAAAGCGGTTTGCCATAAAAGCGTAGTTTTCATGGGTATGTTCATCTTCAAAGTAGATAGACAGCATGAAATCTTTAAGTCTTAGACCTACTGGTTCAAACATATCGCACTTAGAACCATCCCAAACTAGCTTTTCTATGAATTTAGCGGTAATACCTGCCGATTGGTATTTCAGGTGATTTCTACGGTTAGAACTGAGACGGTAAGAGACATTGTTGTAGTCTTTCATGTCTTTAATACGGTTCTTTCTAAATGTTCCGTAGTACAGAATCTCGTCTTTAGATTGATTGTTTTTAGTCTCTAGGTACTTATTTTCATCAAATACCAAAGTATTCAGATTGACCGTATACCAGTTATTAATCCAATCGTTTAAGGTCTTTTCGTGTACTTTCTTGCCTAGAATCCAGCCTCTATAACCTGAACGAGGATTGTTGCAAATCATGTCGTACTGTTTGCTGTACTTGACAGTCCATTTTCTAAGCAAAATGTTATCTTCAACATCGTGGTCATTCATCATCCAAAACACTTTAGCGTCAGGATTGCGGTCAAGAATCTCCAAATAAGCGTTGTATTTCATATATGGAGACGCATAGACGCAGATGATTGCATCGTAAGACTTGTCTATAACGCTAGGAATATGCTCTGCATGACTAATGAAGTCACAACCTAAGTAATCCCTTAATATCACAGCGTTTTTGACATGAACCATTGTGTAATTAGATTTAATCTCTCTTTTTTCACAAGACTCAATGATGAGCGTTCTCAAAATGGCGCATCCTCAAAGACAACCTTAACTCTAGGAATTTTTACCTTAACAAAGCTCCAGCCGTTCCTGATGCCAACAATCTCTTTGGCTTCTTGCAAAGAACGCACTTTACGCATCAATTCACCTGATTCATCGTATATGTAGTATCTAAACATCATTTATCAGCCTTTAAAGTTAATCTTGTCTAGGTAATGATTCCCTACATCCATGTCTTTAGGCATAGGAATACCATCATCGTCAATTACAAAAGTACGCTTATCTAGCTCTCCGATGATGTTTTTACGAGTTTTAAGCAAGTTCTTAGGACTATGCAACTCAGTTAATCCCATTTCAAACAACAGCTCAGATACCTTCTTATCGGCTAAAGCAAAAAAAGTAGTCTTGTTATTGCCTTTAAAGAACTTCTCAGGATTGGTACACATATCGAAAAGATTGCGTAATTTGTCGTTTTGATGGATTCGTACCGTTACTTGGTCATTCTTGCTAGGTTTAAGACCAAAGTGGAATCGGCAGTAAAACTTGCTTTCTCCGTTAGTTCCAGCAGACAAAGTACCTGTTAATCCACAACCATAAGCAGAACAATTTAAAGGCTGCGCTTGTGATGGATTTTCTTCTTGTCTCTCAGTCTTAACAAATCCTTTTTTAAATTGGCTCATTTGTTGTAGTTCCCATCTATGATTTTTTGAAAGTTTGCTGGTAAAAGAATCCATTGAAGGTCAGGTTTCCAAGACCTATCTTTAGACTCAAAGCCTTCTGCTAGTTTTGTATCTGTAGCGATATAACTAAAGAAACCATCCCACCATTCAATTCCATCTTCTTTTGTTTTATAGCCGTCAGGAGAGTATTGAGACGGTTTAGAGGCTTGAATCCATCTGCTTTTCATATTGGCTTGTCTTGAACCTTCCCAAGTTCTAGGCTGCGTTAAATGAGGCAAGTGCTTTTTCCATAAAAGTAAAAGAGAGTCATAAGGACATGGGGGAAACTTAGTTTCACCTATTAAGGGTTTTATATTGGTTATTGGTTCTTGGTTAATGGTTAATGGTTCTTGGTTCTTGGTTAGGGTTATTTCTGGAATCCCATCAGAAACCGATTCGGTTTTCTTAGGTCTACCACCTAATTTCCCTATACGCTGATTTACTTCAGCTTTGTAGTGATATTTAGAAATCTCATCATCACAGCGTAAATGATGCCAACCATCTTCTTGCAAAACAAAAAACTCTTTTAAAACTATCCCTACTATATCCCTAACAGAACCCAAGCGTAACCGTCTAATAACCGAATCGGTTTCCAATGGGATAGCTTGCTCAGAGTCATAGTAGAAGTTAATCAACTTAAAATAAATAGCTTCTTCCTCAAGGCTTAAATGGCTTGTAGCCAAGTGCCAATCAGCTATGTTGAACTTGTAATAGTACATTTCAGTCCTTTTTGAAAAGGTCAGGTCTTAACTGTTCTCTTGTCAATCGAAGCTCCGAAAGCTCCTCAATTTGGCGTAAATACTTAAATGGAATCTTGGTAGAGTTCCATAAATAAATGGTTTGAGGCTTGATTCCTAGCTTCTCAGCAAGGTTTATTAAGCTGCCAAACTCAATTTTTAATAAATCTGATGGGTTCATAAGTTCTCCTTTTCCGCTATCATATACCTAAAATATGGGAAAATACACCTATTAGGGAAAGTCCCTATAAAAAAACTATATGAACCTATATTTTTCGTGTATAGTGGAGTCTAGTTCAACAGTAAAGGAGTAAGTGATGAAAACAGCAATTAAAGTATTTGAGCAAAACAATTTTTGGGTTAGTGAAATTCTTAACTTAAATGGTTTAAAAAATCAACTTGGACAAATTCCAACAAGTTTTAAGTTTTATGGAGTTTCTTCATCATCGGTTTATAACCAGGCTTTAAAAACATTGAAAGCTCAAAAATGAAAACCAAAATTATTGAATGGGTAGGAGTAATTCTTTTAGGTATTCTTTTAGGCGCAATGTTCGCTTTTGGAGCTTAATCATGGGAATAAACAGAGCTGATGCCTACTACGAACCAGAAGATTACGATGATCGTTCTGATGAAATTGAGGAACGCACTTGGCAACTCTTAAAAGTTGGTGGCAAATTTGACTATAGAACTTCAAGTGCTATTTCTGAAGCTTTAAGTGAAATGGGAGCTGATGATTCTCAGGCCCTTCAAGATGCGATTGATACAGGTGATTTTGCCATGTTAGGTCGCAAAATAATTAGCATGGCAATGGAATACATGGAAAGCCATGCCAAAGAAGTAGCTGAATTTGAAATTAACGACTAAGGAAAAGTAATGACTAAATTTTTAGAATTACGCAAAATCAACGTAAACGAACATACCGAGAAAAAAGGTAAGTTTACTTATTTAAGCTGGTCTTGGGCCGTTGACCAGCTCCTTCAACAAGATCCTCAAGCTACCTGGACTTATGGAGATCCAGTTTACTTTGCTGAAACCCTAATGGTATTTTGCTCAGTTACGGCTTTTGGCAAAACTATGACAGCTCAAATGCCTGTCATTAATAACCAAAACAAAGCTATTGCTAATCCTGATGCAATGGCAGTAAATACCGCAATGCAACGATGCCTGGTTAAAGCTATAGCCCTTCATGGTTTGGCTTTGTATATTTATTCTGGTGAAGATTTGCCAGAAGAAGAAACTGTAGATTTAACAGCAGAAACTCAATTATGGGTAGATTCCATTATGAATTGCACCAATATTGATGAACTAAAAGCCGTATATGGCAAAGCTTATGCAGCTCTTAGCAAAGATAAATCCGCAGTAGAAAAGATTGCTAATGCTAAAGATTTGCAAAAAGGCACTTTAATGGCATTGCAATCATGAACAATGAACCAGTAGCGTGGGCTAGAGAAGATGGTGTTATTGCTTTTCACAAACAAAAAGAAGTGGATAGTCAAGGATTTAAATGGTTTCCACTTTATACCCATCCAGCAGAACACGACTTAGGAATTGCTGAGGCTATTGGGTTTGAGAAGGGCTATCAAGCTGGACTAAGAAAGGCACAAGAGAAATGACAGAAGGTATATGGATTGGATTAGCAATGGCTGGAAGTTTTGCTTTTGGTTTTTATACGGCAATGTTTTGTATAAATTTAGCTTTGGAAAATGTAAGAAAGGCACAAGAATGAATGCTCACACCCATTGTTGGCACTCAACAAATACAATGCTTTGCTCTATGCCACCACAAAGGGTAGAAGTCTGTTGTGTTTGCGGAGAAAAAAGAAATTTGGTAATTAGGGGCATGGAAGATAACCCTGAAGGACATGGGCAGTTTCACCCAAATGCGATAAGAAAGGCACAAGAGAAATGACCACTTTTACAACTGAGGATAGGATTGCCGTAGAACAAGGTACTCCAGAGTGGCATCAGCTTAGATTGGGCAAAGTTACGGCTTCTAGAGTAGCCGACATATTGGCTAAGACTAAAACAGGCCCATCTGCTTCAAGGCAGAATTACCTTATTGAATTAGCTTTACAGCGCACTACAGGCATCATCCAAGAATCTTACTCCAATGCAGCAATGGAATGGGGTACTCAAACAGAACCACAAGCAAGGGTAGCTTATGAAGTCAATACCAATAATTTTGTCGATCAAGTCGCTTTCATCGACCATCCTAGTATTGAGTGGTTTGGCTGTAGCCCTGATGGGCTTGTTTCTGATAGGGGCCTTGTGGAGATTAAGTGTCCTAACAGCACAACTCATTGGGAATATTTCAAATTTAATAGACCGCCTCAAAAATACGTTATCCAAATGCAAGCGCAAATGGCTGTAACTGGTAGAGATTGGTGCGACTTTATTAGTTTTGATCCTCGGATGCCTGAACGCAGTCAGTTGCTAATAGTGCGAGTTGATAGAGATGAAGCTTTTATTGTTGAAATGGAAGAACAAATTAAGCAGTTTTTGAGTGAAGTAGAAGTGGAAGTAAATTTGATGAAGGGAAATTAAATGGCTATTAAATGGTATGTAAAGGCTCCAGTTTCGGAATATGTAGCTCAAGATGGCACAAGCAAAAAACGATATGCTACAGTTGGGATTGTTACCGAAACTAAAAAAGGTGACTTAATGTTGAAATTAGAAATGATTCCATTATTAGGACTTAAAGAAGGTTCTTTTTGGGCCTATCTCAATGTTCCTGAAGATAAAGTAGATACACCTAAATCTTCTAATTTGGCTGATCTTGAGTCCGATATTCCGTTCTAGGAGAAATCATGAAAAAAATAATTTGCGCTTTATTGCTTTTGATTGCAATTTCAGCTTATGGTCAACAACAAGTAATTACTTGTAAAACCCCTGCTGGAGCTGTATTTGTTTATTCAGGCTATTCTTGCCCACCTGGATCAATCAGAGTTTTTTAAGGAGGCCGTATGAATCATCATATTTGGACTGCAAGTGGTACTGACATTACTTTGCGCTGGAGAAAAGCTGGCTGGATTCCCCCATCAGAGATCCAGGCATACAAAGATAAATGGAAATACTTTCAAGAGCTTCCATTGCGTTCTTTAGATGCTCAAGGCAAAATTGAGTATGAAGGTACTCTTAAACTTAATAAAATTTTTAGGATTAAATAATGGCAACTAAAAAGAAACTTACAGTTGTTGAACCAGCTATTAAAGAAAAGTCTGGAAAAGTTATTGTGGCTAAGTCAAAAGCTTACAGCCATGATGAGCTTAAAAAGATGGCTGGTAAAGCTGCCAAAGGCGCAAAACATGAATTTGAGCTTTCTAATGGCAGGATTGTTACTCGCAAAGCAGCAGCAAAAGTAGCTGAAAAAGCTGGAGAAGTTCCTAAGTCTGTAGGTAAAAAACTACATTCTCATGATCTTCGTAGAGCTGAAGGCATTAAAAAGAAAAAAATGTAATGAGTAATGACGAGGCCATGATTTTCAATGCAATCGTAATGATTGGCTTTGCCTTTATTATTTGGTATTTAATCGGAAAAGATAATGACAAGTGAAGATATACCTTTTGCTGGAAACGTGAAAGTTCCATCAGATGATTGTGAAGAAGCGTTTTTTGCTGTTTATCCTGATTTTTTTTATGAAGGATCTACAGCTCTTAATCTGTGGACTCAAGCCTGGCAAGCAGCTTTAGACCATATTGAGAACAAAAAGCCTTTAATTCAGCTTATATGACAAAAAAACCCAAAAGAAGTAAACATGAGCAAGAAGCAATGGCTGAATATTTAACTAAAAAATTTGCTGAGATTGATGCTCAACAAGAGTTAATTCCAGTAGTGATGCAAAGAGGTGAATGGGAAGCTCTTAAATACACAATAGAACTTGCCCTTAATTTAAAACATAAAAAGCGACTACATCGCTAGAATATCCATTGCTTTATGAGTTTTGTCTATTCTGTCTTGCAGACCTAAGACACCACCATTAATGCGTTTTGTAATTAATTCCCACGATTCATTATCGGCAAGGTCGTTTAAGTTTCTTTTGTTCCAGAACCATCCAGCAGACATACAAGCCCATTCAGGCTCTAATAGAAGCTCTGGTTGCGTTATAAATGGCTGACTTAGGGCTTGTCCACATACTGTGTAATTTGAACGCCCTGTGAGCTGTATAACGCCTCTGCCATGAAATTTCCAGCCATCACCATCTTCAGTATTACCAAGATCAGCTCTACCGCCATAAACCTTGTTTGCAATAGGTTGAGGATTGTTTGCGTATTTCTCAGCAGTTGCAGCATCAGGAAAACGAGAAGGCCAAACTCGCATCAAAGCACCAGCAGAATAATGAAGGTTTTCTTCTAAAGTCTTAAAGTTACCTGATTCATGCTGACATTGACCAATAAAGGCTGCCTGGCGTTTTGGGGTATCTATGCCATATTTGGCAAAAGTGTCATTTAAAGGTTTAAGCCATTTAGGATCAATTCCTAATGCTTGTAATTGTTCAATATTCATCTTAATGCGACTTGTTCCTTAATCCAATCTTGAAGGCTAACTAATTGTTGCGTTGTATAGGCGCAAGCAAGTAGCTGGTCGGAGGGGCTGACATTAGCTCCTGTGGAGGGATTGGAAATGGAGGGCATTTGACCGCTACTGGAGTTGTGCAACCCACCATAATAAGACTTAATAGCAGATAACTTAGCTTCATAGGTTTCCTTGGTGGTTTTGTTTATGAGTTCCTGCTGTGTCCGAATGGATTCATTTTTTGCTTCTTGTTCTTTAGCGATATTTTTGATTTCTGTTTTATATGCTTCAAAACGATTATGCTCAACATAACCATAAAAGCACCCAGATAAAAGGACAATTCCAACCACAATCTTGACATAATCGCCTATGGATAGTGGAAACATTATTCTATGGGTTTAGAAGTCACAAAGCGCAATACAGCAACAATAATGCCAATCCCAATAAGGATAAAGCCATAATATTTTGGATCAATACTGTTTTGCACATAGGATAGATTGTCAAATAAAGCACCAAATATCACAAGTGCTAACGAGAACCACATCGTTTTTGACTTGTGCATTTTCATCTAAATCCTGAAATTCTAGGTGAGAATACAAAAGTGGCTTTGTAAAGACTTGGTTTAGGTTCCACATTAGGATCTACTAGAGCAAGAATATTATGCCCAAAATTGCAATAGATACACCGACTAAATCCGATTGGTCGTACCCAACGGAACTGAAATAGACCATTAACAGTAACAAGACACCAGCCAGCTTTAGCGTTATCGTTATCTCGTATCGTAGTATCGCCTTGAATATCTGAAACATAAGGTGTTCCTAGAATTTGTAATCCAAATGAATATGCTGGATTGCGCCATAGCCATTTTACTTGCGACCAGTAGCAAGGTGGATTTAAGGATTCAAAAGTAGCATCACCATTTAATGAATTATCAGGTGTTTGAAACCAAGATAGCCATTTAGGAAGTCTAGGTTCAAGGCGTACAGAAGTACCATTATCTACCATTCCAGCTACATTAGAAGCAAACAAAGGAAGAATAGGGGCAATGATTACTGCTATTAGTGTTAGCAATAAACTAACTGGTACGAGTAGGATGTAAGAAATCATTTATCTACCTTTTTGTCTAACTTATCTTCTATCTTGTCTAATTTAGCAAAAATAGCAGCAGCAATCTTGTCAAAATCTTGCTTAGACATATAGTTACCAGCTATCAAAATCTCAATAGTATTAACCTTTTCAGTCAATAGTTTGTCGACTACTTGTAAGTCTTTAACGCCTTCCCAAATAACCTTTAAGATCCAACCGCCTAAAAAGCCAACTAAAGCAATGGCAGTATTTATTATTGTTTGCGAATCCATTTTATTTCTTGCCAATATCTTTTAGTTTTACACCAGCACCAGGTTTTAATGCTTGTTTTACTTTAGCAGCTTCTTTGACATTATGAACAGCAGTTCTAGCCATTGTTCCAACAGGAACTACGCCATTACCAAGAGTGTAATTTAAACCAATTTCTGCACCTGATTTAGCTTTTTCTGCCAATCCAGATACAAAAGTATTTGATTCATTTACATAGCCCCCTGCTGGTCTTTCTTGTATGTTTCTTGCAGTTTTTCCCAATGCTTGTAGTTGAGCATTAACTTCAGGGCCAACAATATTTAAAATTTTAGGATCAATACTGCTTAAAGCTTTATTAAACCCTTTTTGACTAAATGCTCCTGAACCATCAGGCAAAATTCCAGCTTTAGATTTAAGCCAATTAACAACTCCAGCAGCCATTACTTCTCTAGCTTGAGAATCTTCCCCTAAATGTCTAACCATTGTGTCAATGTCATTCTTTTTGCCATTGATTACAAACTTTTGAATAAAATCATCTGGAGCAACTTTTCCATTAATGGCAGATTTATAAGCTTTATCAGCATCTAAAGTATCAAATCGTTCTTTTGCTGCGCTTCTAGCATCATCAGCCAATATTTTTAATTCAGCAGTTTCACCAACCAAAGGCAAATCTTCTAATGCTTCTCTAACTTTTCCAAGAGCAAATTCTGCGTTTCCATCACCAGCTCTATCTGCTTTACGCATTTCTGAAGCTAAGTTAGTTCTCATGGCTTCAAATTGCTCAAAAGTCATAGGTTCGCCACGCTTAAAAGCATTAACTTGCCTCATTATTGAATCTGGCAAAAATTCTGTTTTAAGGTTTTTCTTTAAAGAATTAAGAGCATTGTCAGCAAAAGCTACGCCATCAATAGGAAAATTACCTCCTGCTGCCTGTCTTAAAGCTTCATATTTAGAATCAATATTGGCTAATCTTTGTTTGTCTATATCTAAATAAGCATCAATTAAAGATTGACCATTTTCTACATGGTTTGTGCCATACACATTAGGTGAAGCATTTTCTTTAATAGCATCAATATTTTCTACAAGCTGTGCATTTTGTTCATTGTATCTAGTAGCAAGCTCTTTATTTTTACCTCTACTATTCATTTCTTTTGAAAAAATATGAGGATCTCTTGTTGCTTGACCTTCAGACAATTTGATTGGAACAGGCAAAGAATCAGCCTCTATATGTCTTTCAAGAACTGGAAGATTTACTTCTTCAGGCTTTAATTTTTGTAATTCAGCTTTTAATTCAGGAGTTGCATTTTGTAAAGCTTGATTAAGAATTGTTGATTTATCAGTTGCAGCAGCTCCTACACCAGCCATTGAAGGCTTTGGTGCTTGTTCCATTTCAGGAAACGCTTTATTAAACTGTTCGCTTAATTTGGCTCTTGCTCCTTTAGTTGCAGCAAACCCTTCTCCAGCAGCAAAGGATAAAGTATTAATCATGTTTTCTACGTCAGACTTAGGAATACCAGTCTTTTTAGAAATGGTATCTGCACTTTCCCCAATATATTGACCAATAGAATCCATAGCTCTACGAACAGCTTCTTGCTTATAAGCAGGATCTTCTGTAATCCCTAAAGCTTTTCCAATAGGACTTTCTAATGGAGCAGATACTTTCTGAGCCAAAGCTTGAGCTTCTTCTGGACTCTTTTGAAAAGCTCTAGCACCAGCATAAGTAGCACCGCCAACAACAGCAGGAACAGCTCCTAAAGCAATATCAGCAATAGAAGCCAATCCTTTGCCAACATCAGCAATAGGCTTGTTTGTTTCTTGAGCAGCTTTAGCAATTTGGGTAAATCCTTTAGGCTGACCTTTTTCTGTTGGGGCTTCAGCAGCAGAAGTGTTATCCCACAAATCAGCAAAATTATTAGAAGCTGGTGCGCCTGAAACAGTTACAGAAGCTTGTTTAGGTAAATAGGATGATTTAGGATTGATTTCTACATGAACTGGATCTTTTGATCCAAAAGGTCTATGAAGTCCAAATTGATCTAAAAAGGCAGCAGGAACTTCTGGAGAAATATCAGCAGCCATACCTTTTTCATGCAAGCTAGTGCCAGGCTTTGCTACTAAATTAGGGTTTGATCCTCTTTCTCCCCATAATTTCACACCTTGTTCTGCTGATCTTGCTCCGCTAGTAATTGGTAAATCTCTACCAGTTTTAGCTCTCCAAGCTTCATTAGCTGCCTGTAACCTACCAGACATATCTTCATTTAAACCGCCAAATTTATTCGTTGGTTCTTGTTCCCACAAGTCAGCAAAATTTGCCATGATTAGATCAATCCAAGTTGACGAGCCAGTTTAATTTTTTCACCCATAGCTCTTTGCTGATCAGGTGACATTGATCGTTTAAGTTTAGCAACTTCTTCAGGCGTTGTTTCTTGGAAAATATGGAAATCATTAACTTGATTGAATTTTTGCAATCTATCAGCATAAGCAGCAGGATCATTAGCTACTGGCTGTAAGAATTTGTATTTAGCTTGATTAAGCTTTTCCATGCCAATCATTTGATCAGCAATTTGCTTAATAGCTTGTTCATTCATTTTCTTATTAGGATTTGCAGCTTCAGCTAATTGACGAGCCATATCTGTATTTCCACCAGCCAATGAAAGCATTGCAGAGGTCTTAGCCAATTCGTCAGTTGACATTTTTTCAGTTTG